AGACCTAGCACAGACTAGGAATGGTGACATCATTACAGGACAAAGAGATGATGTAACTGTATTACAAACAGAGAAGCAATACGATTTACAAATAGTAGAGCGTAGCATAGGACGTTTAGAAGAACGTATGTCTTACGCTTTCTTATTACACACAGCTATACAAAGAGACGCTGAGCGTGTCACAGCACAAGAAATAAGATATATGGCTGAACAACTAGAGACCTCTATGGGTGGTATTTATTCTTTATTATCACAAGAGTTTCAACTACCTCTAGTACAAGTGTTAATGAAACGTATGTCTCAATCAAATGAGATACCAGCGTTACCAAAAGATTCTGTAGCACCTACTATCATCACAGGTATAGAAGCCTTAGGACGTGGTAATGACCTACAGAAACTCAGAGAATTTGTTATGGAAATAGCACAGCTTGCACAAATTAGTCCTGAAGTAGTACAAGTATTAAATGCTAATGACTTACTTACTCGTGTTGCTACCAGCTTAGGTATTGACACTGAAGGATTAATTAAGAGTCAAGAACAATTAGCTCAAGAGCAAGAAGCTATGCAACAACAAATGCAACAGCAACAAATGATGGAAACCGTACAAAGTGCAGTCCCTAATGTTGCTAATAACATGACTAAACCGAAATAAAGGAGAATAAATAAATGGTAGAACAAGTAGTAGTACAATCAGATGAAACTACATCAGAAGCCCCAGCAGTAGAAGAACAAGTAGAATCTTCTAGACCTGAGGGTTTACCTGAGAAGTTTGAATCTGTTGAAGCAATGGCTAAATCATACGCTGAATTAGAATCTAAATTAGGGCAACCTAAAGAAGAACCTAAGGAAGAAGCGAAGGCTGAAGAACAACCTAAGAGTGATTTAGAAATAAAAGCTGATGAAGCTGTTGAGTCTGCTGGACTTGACATGGATTCACTCAGTGCAGAGTATGCTGAAAGCGGACAACTAGCTGATGAGTCTTATGCAAAACTAGAAGCAGTTGGTATTAGTAGAGATATCGTAGACCAGTTTATTGCTGGACAAGAAGCTAGGGCATTACAACAAGGCACTGAAGTTAAAGGCTTAGTAGGTGGAGAAGAAGCTTACGTAGAGATGACTCAATGGGCTGGACAAAATCTAACTGAAGCTGAACAGACAGCTTATAACAATGCTGTTAACAGTGGTGATATGGAAACTATCAAGCTAGCTGTTACTGGTTTACAAGCTAGATACACAGCAGCTAATGGTACTGACCCTAAATTACTATCAGGTAAAGCAGCACCTACTTCACAAGGTGGTTATGAATCATGGGCTCAAGTACAAGCTGATATGGGAGACCCAAGATATGCCAAAGACCCAGCGTTCCAAGCTGAAGTGCAAGAGAAATTAGCTAACAGTAATCTATAGGAGATATACAATGGCATGTGGAAAAAAACACAAAGGTAAAAAAGGCAAAGGTGGTAAGTAATGGCTAAACGTGGACTATATGCAAATATCAATGCACGTAAGAAAGCTGGTACAAGTAGACCTAAATCTAAATCAACTATATCATCTAAGGCATATGCTAATATGAAAGCTGGTTTCCCTAAAAAGAAAACAGTAAGGAAGAAAAAGTAAATGCCAGCAAAGAAACACCAAAGCCCCAGCGGTGGCTTAAATGCTGCTGGTAGACGTTATTATAAACGTAAGACTGGGGCTAATCTTAAACCACCTGTAACAGGAAAAGCACCTAAAGGTTCTAAAGCAGCTGGAAGACGTAAAAGCTTCTGTGCAAGAATGAGTGGTGTAAAAGGTGCAATGAAAAAACCAAATGGAAAGCCAACACGTAAGGCTCTAGCTTTACGTAAATGGAAGTGCTAATAGCTGTGCTATCTCGTTAGATGGCAGCTGCCAACAAGTAGTAGTAACTTGACCTTCTGCGGAAGACAATCTTGATGACGAGACTTAGAGGCGTTTAACAACAACTAAACTATAACCAAAGGAGATTTATTATGGCAAATGCTAGTCCAGTATCTGTCGGTAAAATCAACGCTGGTGGTTCAGAAGACGCTCTGTTTCTTAAAGTATTTTCAGGAGAGGTATTAACTTCTTTTGAACGTGCGTCAGTAACTCAAGGAGCTGAAACTGTCCGTACAATAAGCAATGGTAAAAGTGCACAATTCCCTGTAATGGGTAGAATTGACGCTTCTTACCACACAGCTGGTACAGAAATCACTGGTAGTGACGTAAACCACAACGAGAAAATCATAACAATCAATGACTTATTGATATCTTCTGTATTTCTTTCTAACATAGAAGAAGCAAAAAATCATTATGATGTTAGAGGTTCTTATTCATCCGAAATCGGTAGAGCATTAGCTTTCCAAAAAGATAAGCACATTCTACAAACAATCGGACAAGCAGCACAAGCTTCTGCAAACGTAGCTGATTCAGGCTATGCTTCAGGAACTGTGTTAACTAACACTTCAATCGCTAGTGCTACAGCTTCTACAGCTGCTAACGCTATGATTGATGAACTTTTCAATGCTGCAAAACAACTTGACGCTAACTATGTGCCAAGAGAAGGACGTAAGTGCTTCATCAGACTTGAAGAGTATTATAAATTAGCAAACGCTACTAACGCTGTAAACGTTGACTTTAGTGGTCAAGGTTCTATTGCTGAAGGTAGAGTATTGAAGATTGCTGGTATTGAATTAGTACCAACACCACACTTTGTGGCTTCAGACTTCTCAGCTTCAACAGGCGTTGATGGTGGTTCTGCTACAGCTGGTGGTTCAAACCCACAACAAGTTAACTTAGCTAACTATGTTGCTCTAGTTTGTCACCCTTCAGCAGCTGGTACTGTTAAGCTCATGGACTTAGCAACTGAAATGGAATATGACATAAGACGTCAAGGTACATTGATGGTAGCTAAATATGCTATGGGTCACGGCGTGCTCAGACCTGAAGCAGCTGTAGGTATTAAAGAAGCTTAATCGTTTCTTATACTTAACCTTGAGGGGATGGCTTTGGCTGTCCCCTCTTTATTGAGGAAATTATGGCAACACAAATAACACCAACTACTGAGTTACAAGCTATCAACACCATGCTCTCTGCTATTGGAGAAGCACCTGTTAACTCTATTAGCGGCGTAACAAACGTAGATGTATCTGTCGCTATAAATATACTTAATGAGACTAGCCTTTCTGTACAAAGTGAAGGCTGGAACTTTAACACAGAATACAATGTAACTTACTCAATAGACGACGATAGTAAGATTCCATTACCTTCCAACTGCGTCCAAGCTGACGCTCATGCAACACACAGATATCAAAACGTAGTAATACGTGATGGTAAACTGTATGACCTAGATAACCACACAGATGTTTTTACAACTGTCCCACCATTAGATGTTGTATTAGTACAACAATTTGAACAACTACCTGAATACGCTAGACGCTATATTACAGTTAAAGCAGCTAGACGTTTTGCAGCTAGATTTATTGGTGACGCTGGATTATCTGAGTTAATGAGCATAGATGAACAAGAAGCTTATAATAACTTTAAGCAATCTGATTCTAGAAGTGAGGATGTAAACATACTAGAAGGTGACGCAAATACATATTCAATAATCAATAGACCACCTAGAAGGACTTATTAATGGCAGTAGTTTCTCAGTCGATACCTAACTTTCTGAATGGTATAAGCCAACAAACACCTACCCAACGTGGTATTAATCAAGGTGAAGAACAGATTAATTGTCAAAACAATATAATCAAAGGCTTAGGCAAACGCCCACCATCAGAATATATAGCTACACTAGACGCTACAAACGTATTTCCTAACACTACAAAAATATGGAACATACAAAGAGACGAGAACAATAAATACATTGTTGCATTTTACAACGGTGGTGTAAGAGTTTTTGACTTACAAGGTAATGAAAAGACTGTAAGCTACCCTGACGGTACATCTTATCTTACAACTACTAACCCTAAGAACGACCTTAAGATGGTTAACATTGCTGACTATACTTTTGTATCTAACAAATCTATAACACCAGCACAAAGTGGTACAACTACAGCAGCTAAAGTAGAATACTTTTATGTAGTTTTTAAGGTAACTAACTTTGGTAGAGAGTATGCAATACACCTT